GCTGCCGCTGGACTTTCCATATAAGCAGCACCTACGTCCAGACCCGCAGGTAAACCATTTTTTTGGATATCAGCAAGAACATTATCTGGTAAAGTGTTTCCAGCAAATATGTTGTTACCAAATGCACTGGTTCCTTTAGACATAGATTGTGTTGGTTGAAATGCACGAGAAAAAAGATTACCCTTACTTTTAGCAGTTCCACCTAAACTATTTGTTCCTGTAAAAATATTATCCTGACCAAACATCTTTTCGCCACTAAAGAAATCGCCAGTTGCTCCAGATAATCGTTGCCCTAAAGTACCGCCTTGGCCTTCTGCAAAAGCACCTAAACTTGGATCATAATTTGCTCTAATTTCTCTAGCCGTTGCAGTGCTTCCTGCTCCATGTACCGCTAAAGCTGCAAGCGGATCTAGTTGTCCATTATTCATTTTTGCAGAACCAAGTTGTGCAAAAGCATGTGCTGCATAAGGTCCAATAATAGGAGTTAAAATAGGGGCCAAGAAACTTGCAAAAGGTGCAAGTTCTTTTGGCATCAGCTTATCAGCTGCGCTGTTCATAAAGCTTGTTATTTCGTTTGGAACAATCTTATCCATGATTCCGCCAAGAAACTTACCTTGTCTAATCCCTTGTCTAAGTTGTTCGTGTGCGTTTACAATACCCATTAATTATTCTCCGGAGATTGATCCCATGGGAGGCATCTCAATTATTTTAATATGTGTGTCTATGGCTTTGTGAACGGACCATGGTTGGCCACACTCGGAGCAGGTGCCGATTGCCTGTTCTTCTGAATCTACCTCATTTCCACAGTTTTTGCAATAGATTCTCTGGTAAACTTCTGGCTGTATTAATGGTATTTCTTTACCATCAACCGACTGCACACCCAGCGTTTTAGCGTCTTGAACTTTTTTCACTGTTTAATTTCCAATACAGAAACGGTTACGTGTAAGGCATTATTCTGGTTGCTTTGTACTTTTAAGATATCGCTGTCTTCTAGAACCAGAGGTTGTCTTAAAATCTCTTCATCGTGATAACCGGATAAACCAGCGTTACCCGCAGTCATTGTAATATCTTTAATTATATTAACTGTTTGATTTGCCGAAGCATCAAACAAAGTTACACTAACAACAGACGTAGTAATAGGCGTACATAAAATAGACTTAACTAATGTCTGTACTGGTTTCTGTGGTGGTATTGTTGAGTCATCAGCTGTTGGACAAGTATAAATAACAAAATCTTGGTTTTGTGTAGTAACGATTGTTGTAGTGTTTTTAAATGTATCTGACATTAAATGCTCCCTGATGCTCCAGACATAAACCAAGTACGAGCAGTAAGCTCCTCTTTTAGATCTTGTTGGAATGTAAAGTTTAATTGATTAATTATATTTTCTAGTTCTCTAATTAAAATATCCTGTTGAGAACGATCGTATTTATCAGTTGGTAAAGGTAATCTTGTTACGTTTATTCTTGCCATTATCTTCTCCCGTCTGGCCTAATGTCTAATCTTAGTGTTCCAAAACGTACATTAGCATTTGTTGCATTAGTGTCTATTTTTAAATTAGCTTGTCTACCTCGACCACGAACTGAAAATTGATTAGTGGTTGCACCTACTGTAGATGTAAATGTTCTAACTGCAGTAGTTGCTGGATAGTTTGAAAAAGTTATAGTTATATCAGCAGTACCTGTTTGATTTTTAAAATCAGGTATAACTCTTGAACAATGAAACAAGTCTTCACCATCTGCAATATCAAAATCACCTGAGGTAATAGAAGAAGGCATAGCATTACCAGCAGCATTAAATCCATCTTCATGAGCCCATAAATAAGCAGCGCCATTCGTTACACCTTGTACAGTACCTTGTGTTGGTTTTAAAGTTGGCACGTATTCTGTTGCGTACGGGTTAGCATAAATACCTCGGTCCATCCAAGAAGTTCTTGTAAAGCCGTCATTAGTATACCACACATTTTCTAAATAATTATATGTTACCGAAGCGTTTAAAACAGCAGATCCATTAGTTGGATAAAACCATGTTACTTCGTTAAAGTCTGTATTTACTGCAGCTGTAACTTGTTGTTGGGTGGTTGTATCAATGTCATCAAAGACAAAATCCTGCACCGTACAATCTAGTTTTTTAATTGCACCATCAAACATGTAGAACGCTGTTTGCGACATCCAAAATGTTTGACCGTTAACATCAACCACAGAACCTGGTGACACTGCGCCACAGTTTGCACCGATCTGATTTAAACCAAATATAAAAGGCGGACCAATGTTGTTTAGTGCGTGTAGTGCCGTATCTGTCCATACAAGAATAGATCCCCTTGATCTGGCAGCAGATACAATCTTAGAACCATCTTGTATTCTAAACGAACCAGCAGTGTTAGTACTAGCTGGTGCCCACAAACTTGGGTTCTCTTGTGAAGAAAATCTAAGAAATAAATCGTCTTGTGTATTCGTTTGACCTACCGTTGTTTCTGTTCCAAATAAAAATATATGTCTGTCAGGAGAGGATACTAATAAAAACCTTGACGCTGTTGGCGATGTTGATACCAAAGCTGCGGGCGTACCAACCCCTGCAGATAAATCCCATTTGTATAAAGCACCGTCGTTTCTAATTGCTAACAAATCTTCACCAAACGTATCAAAAGACCAATACGTTGCATCTAATACTAATGTTGATGATGAACGCGGTGTTCCCCACGTTCCTTGGTTCCAAGTTCCTGTACCCCAACCTAAACCATACGAAGATGTTGCAGTACCGTTTGTTATGTCATAAGTAAAAGTAGCATTACCAACACTAGGTGTTCCAGTTGCGTTTGCAGTTGCCGCTGGATTAGTAACTTGTATAGTATAAGTGTTTGCATCCGGCACAGTTAATATTTCAAACTCTTTGTCATTTAAAACAAGAGTGTTAACAGCGTTATTTAGGCTTGATATTTTTACAAAGTCTCCAACAATAGCACCATGTGAAGCATCCGTTACTGTTACCGTTGCTGAATTGTTTGCTGTAGTAAAAGCATTAGAACGAACCTGTGTTCTTCTAACTGGTGTAATATCGTAAGCCAAGCCTTCTGAATAAACATACAGTTTTCTATCGGTACCTATTGCTACAAAACGAATGCCGCCAAGAGACACCCAACCTTTCATAGCTCTTGGTACTCCAATTAAAGTTGTAGAAAGAACAGATGTCCAACCACCAATTTTTTCTGGTAGACCTGAACGAAAACGCATATTAGTAGAATCAACCCAACGACCTTCAGCGCCGTATTGAGTAACTTGCTTGTCTATTCCTGGTCTAAATTGTATTTTTGATAAAGCCACTTAAGCAGTCCTTTTCCACATATATACTACAATATATGGGTTCATGTGGTTTACTGCATCTCCACTACCAACATTGCTACTTGTAAATGTTCCACTTGCTGAACCTTGGTCACCTCTTTGTGGTATGTGGTCTGTTCCGTCTTCGTGTCGTATTCCTTGACCCATTGACCACCCTGAAAAAGTATGATTATGAGCAGGTAAGTTTGCTTCTGCAAGAGTATGTGTTTTAGCACCACCAGTTTCTTCAGCAGTATCAAAGTCTGAATCACCACTATCAATACCTACAGGTACACGACCTGCACCAAAAGCAGCCCAAGTTCCAAATCCTAAAAGTGAACTAGGGTTAGCTGAGCTTGTTGCGTTCATATAAATAGAACCGACAGGATAAGCAGCGGTTAAGGTTGTTAGGTTGGCACCGCTTCCGCTCACATTAGTAGCATTTAAATTAGTTAAGGCGCTACCGTTTAATGCAGGAAGTGTTGCTGGAAATCTTGCATCAGGCACTGTACCTGAAGCTAAAGCACTTGCGTTTAAGTTTGTAAGACTTGCACCTGAACCACTGAAAGTAGTTGCAGTAAGTATACCCGCAACGCTTGCTCCTCCACTAGTGGTAGAAAAACGTAAACTATTATTATGATATGCATTAAAAGCACCTGTTGATGAAGCATTGAACATGTTTAATGTATTGCCGTCATCTCTAGCGACAATGCTGTCAGAATTTAAATTTAAATTACCTGTAGAATTTTTTATGTAAGAATTAGAACTGTCGTGATAAAGATCTAAATCTGTTGCACCACCTGTACCAATATACAAATGTACGTTGTCATTTAATGTTACGTTGCCAGTAAAAGTACCACCGGTTGCACCAAACTTAGCATCTAATTGTGTTTGGATATCTGACGTAGTGCCATCTAAGTGTTGAAACTCAGTGTTAGTTACAGAGCCATCAGCAATGTTTGGTGATTGTATTGCAGTGATTGCACTACCAACAAAACTATATTTAACTGCTTCGTATGTTGCCATTATGATATCCTTTGAAATAATCCGCCGCCAGAAATAGTATAAGTTCCACCGCTGTTTCCTGAAGTGGTAAACTTATTATAAATAGGGGATGAAATACATCTCCAAGTCCCTGTTTCAGTTGCTCTAGTTTTATTTTGTATACCGCCAGAGGTTCCAGCAAACCCTGGAACAAGATAACCAAGACTACTTGTGTCTTGTGGTCCAGAGGAACTAGCGCTGTTGTTATATTCTACAGAACTGGATAAATATTTATTACTAGAATTATATGTGGATGGAACAACTTCAGTCCCGACACCTATACTAGTATTACTATCAGTACCAGAACCATCGTAATAAAGAGCAAAATATTTTATAGCCCCTACAGCTGTAGAACTACTAGGAACTGTATCAATACCTGTTAAAGCAGAACCATCAATTGCAGGTAAAGCTCCTGTTAGTTTACTCGCAGTTAAACTTGATATTCTTGCATCAGCTACAGTACCAGATGAAATATTTGATCCGTTTATACTTGTTACACTAGCACCGTTTCCAGATAAAGTTCCAGCCACATTACTAACAGAAATACTAGAAGGTAGCCTTGCATTAGCCAGCGTTCCCGAAGCTACATTAGAAGCGTTGATACTAGTTATTGAACCACCGTTCAATGCTGCATAGGTACCTATTAAATTAGCGGCATTTAATGACGTTAACGCTGTTCCAACCAATGCTGGCAAAGTGCCAGGAGAAGCTATGTTAGCTGCAGTTAAAGCAGATAAGCTGGCACCGTTTCCACTAAAACTTGTTGCTACTAAAGCCCCTGTTACCGTGGCTCCCGTATTACTGGTTTCTATTTTTTTTGCTCCGCCAAAGAATAACTCAGCCGCGCCGTTTGCGGTGTAAGTAGCCATGTCATTACCACTAGCGTCTTCTATAGTAATAGAGTTTCCTTTAACAAAACCAACAGTACCATTACTAGTAAGAATTAAATCATTACCATTACCAACGTTAAGATCAACGTTGTCCGCTAAAGTTACATCACTAGTAAACGTGCCCCCGGCTGCACCAAATTTAGAATTAAGCTGTGTTTGAATTGATGATGTTGCATCTACAGTTTGAAACTCAGTATTAGTTACAGAACCATTAGCAATAGTTGGTGATGGTATTGATGCGGAATCAATGTTGGCACCTGTAAATTGATAGCGTACACTTTCGTAAGTTGCCATTATTTATTTCCCCGTTAATTTCCAACCCGGATCTGCCGCTCCTGTATAAACAATCGTGAACGCCGCGTTGTTTGTATTTACTGTTCCATTTGCTGTTGCACCAAATATTTTATTTGAACCACCAGCGTTTAAAGTTAAAGGGTTACTTGCAAACGTTCCGTTTCTATCTAAAAACGATATCTCGTCACCTACAACTAAATTAGTAGTTGGTAAAGTTATAGTACACGCTTGACCAGATGTATTAACCATAATTTTATCTCCAACATAAGCTGTTGCTGTTGCTGTTGCTACTGTACGCCAAACGTTTTGTGATTGATCTAGATCATGCCACGTGTTAGCAGAACCGTCTGTAACTACACCAGTGTTAGCCGCTGCGAGTAAAACTTTTCTTAACGGTTGCACGACATGTGTTGCACCAGCAGCTCCAAGTCTCATTGTAATTGTATATTGGTTTGAATTGTTAATAACAAAAAACATTTTTTGAGTAGCTACACATTGTACAATGGTGTTTTGACCAGCGCTAATTACATTAAGTGCGAATTGTCTTTGTTGGTTATTTGCTGCAGGTACACCACCATCAGCAGAAGTTAAGACTACAGTTGCTGCTGCTCCTGATAAATTTAATGTATAAACTCCAGCGATTGCGTCTTCTATAGTGTTTGTTAAAGTGTTGTTAGTTGTAGAACCCCACGAGTTTGATTGTTCTCCTGGATTAATAAGCTCTATGCCTAATCTATTTGAATAACTTGATGCCATATTTTATCCTATACCGGCGTCCATGAGCCGCCTGAACCTGTTGTATCATCTACAGGAGTCCACGAGTTTGCTGGCGCACTTGGTACGTCAGTCCATGTGTCTCCTGAGTTAGTTGTATCATCAACATCGGTCCATGTAAAGACTGCAGTTGCACCTAATTCAGCAGTTAAAGGTAGACTAGATAACACAACAGTTGTCTCTAATGCTACTTGACCAACAGCTGCAGTTGCAGATAATTGCGTTGCAAAAGCTCTACTTTCAGCTGTAATTGTACCTAACGACATTGTTGTGCTTAAACCTGTTAAAGCTACGTTTGCGTTTAAAAATAATGTTTCTTGTCCTAATGTCATAGTTAAAGGAAAAGAGCCTAGTGTTGTTGCTGTTTCAGCTACTACTTGTCCTAACGCTGTCGACACACTAACTCCAGTAACTTCATGTGTTTTATTTATTACTACTATTTCGTCGCCTAAAGCTGTTTGTGCACTAACTCCAGTAGAATTTATATCTGCATTACCAACGGCAACAACTTGACCTACCGCTGATGTTGTCGGTGAAAGTGTGCTTTGTGTAACAGTAGTACCTGCAGAAATAGTTTCATTACCTAGTGCTACTGCTGCACTAACTCCAGTTACTTCGTGAGTTTTATTAATAACTAATGATGTGTTGCCTAAAACTGTATTGACTGTAACTCCAGACGGTAACGCTGTTAAAACTCCTAATTCATGTTGTTGTAATGTTGTTGTAACCGAGACACCTGTTTGTACTAAATTAGAATCAGCATTAACAGTTTCATCACCAAGTATTGCGGGTACTGTTAAACCAGAAGGCAGCGCTATCATTTCTAAAGAAACTTGTCCTAGTGCTAATGTAATTGATTGTGTTGGTACGTTGTGTAAATTTTCTACAGAATAATCTGGACCATTAATATTAAGACTAAGACCAGATATTGATACTTCTGCATCAGGTTTAATTGGTGAACTAGCAAAGGCCTGTCCCGCAAAACTGGCTAATGAATTATCCATTATTTATCCTTTTTCTTGTCGTCTAATTCTTTGATTGCTTCAATTAATAAAGGAACGAGTTTATCATACCAAACCGTTAAATATTTTTCATCTATAGGAGCTTCAGTAACTACTTCTGGTAAAACTGCTTCTACTTCTTGTGCACTAACACCTACTTGACGTTTATCGTTGTCATAACCAAGTGACTTTGCTATTTCATTTTCTTTAAAATAATAACCTGTCAAAGCTTTTACCTTATCTAGTGCAGACTCAATCGGTCCTTCAAAATCTTTTAGACGCGAGTCAGAATAATATGCAGAAATATTGTTGGTCGCACGAATTTCTCCACCAGTCCCTGATGCTGCTGTACCAACACCTAAACTATTTACTTGTGCATTTGAGTTTGTAGAAAAACCACCTGTTGGGCCGGTTGGTCCTGTTGGACCGGTAGGACCGGTACCACCACTTGGACCTGTTGGGCCGTTTGGACCTGTCGGGCCTGTAGGACCTGGACCACCTGTAGGACCTGTACCACCCGCTGGACCTGTCGGTCCGTCTGGACCTTCTGGACCGGTACCACCTGCTGGTCCACTTGGACCTGTACCACCCGCTGGACCTGTCGGGCCTGTAGGACCGGTTGCACCGGCTGGAATAGTAAACGCGAAAACTTTAGCTGTGTTAGGACCACTAGCACTAACACCAATAGGGCCAGTACTTGCAGTAGGAGTTCCAAAACCTGCTGCTGGACCGGTAGGACCTGTTGGTCCTCCTGGGCCGGTAGGACCCGTTGGACCTGTAGGACCGTCTGGACCGTCTGGACCGTCTGGACCTGTTGGTCCAGTGCCTCCTGTTGGACCTGTAGGACCGTTTGGCCCCGTTGGACCGGTAGGACCCGTTGATCCTGCTGCTCCCGCAGGTATAGTAAACGCAAAAACTTTAGCTGTTGCTGGGCCACTTGAAGTAACACCAATAGGACCAGTTTGTGCTGTTGGAGTTCCAAAACCTGCCGCTGTTCCAGTTGGTCCGGTTGGACCAGTGCCGCCGGTTGGACCTGTAGGTCCGTTTGGACCGTCTGGACCTGTTGGACCAGTACCGCCTGCTGGACCTGTGGGTCCGTCTGGACCGTCTGGACCTGTTGGTCCAGGACCTCCAGTTGGTCCGGTTGGACCTGTTGGACCAGTACCACCGGTTGGACCTGCTGGTCCTTGTGCCGCGACATTAGCAATAGTTGCTTTTTTAATAGCTGATCCTGATGTGTCGTAAACTGCTAGTAAATCATCACTAGCAATAGAAGTAGTAACTGGATTACCGGAAACAGTGTCACCAACTAAGGCTCCGGTCAGGGTTGCCCCGGTCGCAGAGGTTTCGAACTTTTTAACGCCATTATAAAACATATTAGATGCACCATCTGAAGCTGCACTAAACATTGCCTCTGATACAGCCGCATTAGTTACATTAAATGTACTAGCCGCAATAGTTAAAGCACCAGTACCAGCATCTTTAATATAAGAATTTCCATCAGGTGCATCGTGATAAATCTGTAAGTCATCACCTGCTCCAAAATTAGCTTTGATATTATCACCAAAACTTATTTGACCTGTCATCGTGCCACCAGTTCGCATTAACGCGCCAGCGGAAGTTACATTAGTTGTATCGGTAACATCAGCACTAGCTTCTATGCCATCTAACTTAGTACCATCAGTGCTTACGTCACGACCATCCACGGTCCCCGCTACGGCAAGATTGTTGCCGGTAGCACTAACGCCTGATGATAAAGATACGGTGTCGGAATTGTCGATAAACACGGCCCTTGCAGCGGGCTGCGTACAAAATATTTGTTTGGTTCCAGCGGAGAAATTAACAGCACTGTCACTGTTAGATGATGATAGTACCGATGTTCGTGTTAGGTTAGCACTTGATCCATCAAGTGTACCAACGCCAACTTCAAACTCGCCTAAGGTTGTGTGAAAAATAGCATAGTAAGTAACATTATTATTACCTATACCTGAACCAAACGTTTCAAAGCCAGCTACAGCTCCCCCGAGAGCAATTGCTCCTGTGCCTGTAGTCGTGCTGGTTTCTTTAACCCGATCATTAAGAACAAATGCCATTTAGATTTGCTCCTTACGACAGTCTTAGAATCTCAGAACCACCGCCCGCAGTTGGGAATTGAATTGTAAAAGTACCATTAGTCGCTGTGAACGTTCCACCAAAACTCAATACTGCTACTGCATCATTTGTAGGAGCAGGACCGTCTGAACGATACATCAAACCACCTGCAGCCGAGAAGCTTGCATTTGGCCAAGATATATTATCAAAGTCAGCGTACGCAGTTGAAGCAGAAGAACCACCAACAACGGCAGGGTTTTGTAAAGCATTTCCCGCTGTTGTGTAGCCATTTCCATTAGCTACTTGGTTGTCTGATGCTGTCGCTGCATAGTTTGCTGTCGTCGCGCCTAAAGTTGCAGAAGAAGTATATAACGATATTTTGTATGTAGCGCCACCGTCAAAGTCATGATTGCCTTTTAACAGTTCTTGTTTAAATACATTGCATACTGCTTGTGATATTGCCATAATTTTTCTCCTTAAGGGTTATTAGAAGGAACGGGTACCCTTAGTTCGCCATCCCTGTATTCATCACGTTTTTTCTTACCTAGTTGCTCAGTTGCTAATCCTTGTAAAGCCAATTGATATGACTGTTCGTAGAGTTGCAACATTTCTGCAGGGCCTTTTAAGAATTTAAATGCATCGGAAAGACATGCAAATAAAAAAGCGCGTGGAGCATTTACACTTAACCACGTTGTGTTCGGAGACGTTGATTTCATGTCTACCAAACTTGTTGGCTTTTTAACCAAAGCCAATTCTACCTTATACGCCTGATTTTGTGAAGGCGCAATATATATTGTTTGTTGGTCCCAAACCGCAAAGTATTTTGGTATAACACCTGTAGCCGCAGGAGTCGTACGATTAGGCCAATACTCTATAAGAAAAGATAAATCTTTTCTTGTCATAAAATGTCGTTCGTTAGGAATATTATTAGTTTCTGTGTATATTTGAGCATATCTAATACTAGAAAAATCTGTCAAATTTGCTCCTGGCATAGCCACTAACGGGTTAGCTTGATTTGCCGGTGCTGCTGATGGTGCTGCTACCGTTGCTGTTTCATAAGCAAGGTCTGCTGGAATCTCAATATCTCTAAATATTCTAAACTCAACCATTCTTATTAATTCATCTAATAAGTCATTAGTAGTTGTATTAGTCCAGATAGCACTATCTGTTTCTGTCCAAGACAATATATTTTGAATCATTTCTGCGTAGGTCATGGTGACAATGTTACAGGACCTGCTGATACAAGTCCACCCCCTCCATTAATATTTCCTGTAGTGGCTGTAGAATTAGCAACCGTGAATAAATAGCTATTAGTATCTACCACTGTAATTGTATAACCATTAGCATTAATAATATCAACATAGTTAATACCATCAAAACTTACAGGTACGTTTCTAAATCTCACTGTGTCTCCAGTAGTTCTACCGTGGTTTGGTTCTGTAACTGTAATTACAGCAGAACCAGAATTAGAAGTTTTAAAAGGATCACCAGGTAACATATTTGCTACTACCGGTTCTGTACGCGCCGGTCGAGCATCTCTTAAACCCTCTAAGTCACCAACTAATCTTCTAACTATTAGTTGTGGATGTTTTGGTTCCCATTCACTTTTATGTACAAATGAACCATTCCATTCATACATCATCTCTCTGTACGGGAAAGCCAGACCACTGCGATCTGATATAGCTTTTGATTTTTTTCCGCGTGCAAAATTAGACATTTGGGTAATACGCCTGTGGTGTTAAATAAGTTGATGAAGACGAACCATCTTCTGTCAAAGCTCTATTTAATTCATCTTCGTAAATAAGTTTTAAGTTTTGGATATACTCTACTTTGTATTTTTGTGACAAGTAGTATGCAAGTCCTGCAATCATACAAGGTACAAAACGATAAGGTACATCAGTTACGTTGGTATATTCGCCAGCGTCTTGAATACGTTTTACGTAATACATAAAAATAAAATTACCTGCTGCAGTTGCGTCCGGTGTTGGGTAAACATTAAATGTTACATTGTCAGTAAACCGTTGTACGTAATATTGTGAAGGTGTTGATTGATTTAATTTAGCAGATAATCCGTTGTAAGTTGATCGAGATATCTTAGTTAAAGCAGAATCAGATTGACTTGTTGTGCCATTGTTTCGTCTATATGCAGATTCTAAGATGTCATCTACACCATATAATGTAGTAGAATTATCAGGATTTAATACTGGAGAAGATGTTCCATCACTTGATGCTCTGTAGAAAACATAAGCTGATTGACCTTGAACCAAATTAATTAAAGTGTTTGCTATCTCCCAATAGTGCAAACCTCTATTAGCCCATTCTTGGAACATAATGTCCAATGAACGTCTTGCTGATTTCGCTTGATAACCGCTTACATTGACCATACCGATTCGCTCGTAAGCTTCTTCGATAACTTCGTCGATATAAAGCGTTTTCTCAAAAACGTTAGTTCCTGATGTCGCCATTTATATCTCCCTTACGTTGTTAATGTAACAGTAACCCCTGCATTAGCATTAGCTGTAATTGTTGCGTGAACATCTGTCTTAAATAAAATTCCGCTACCTGGTACAAAAACACTTAAGCCTTCTGTTCCAAATTTATATACAGCTTTTACTGTTCCTGATCCACCACCGTCTCTAAGTGTGAGTGTGCTTTGTGCAATACCTGCACAAGTAATAGATGTGACTCTAGAACGTCCGGTATTCAAAGTACCAGTCGCTGCTGCGTGTTTTACGACTTGATCAGATGTAAATGATCCTCCGCCCATAATATTTTCTCCTATACTTAGGGGCCCGAAGGCCCCTAATTTATTTTAAAGTTACGCTGTTAAGCCGTCAGTACCTGAGTTTGATTGCTCACCATCATCTACCATATGGTAAAAAATAGTTCCGCTTAAAGTACCAGCTGTACCAGCTGCTGCAACACCAGCAACGACTTTAACATCTTGAGTCATTTCTGTGATCCCAAGAGCATTACCGTCAGTAGCTGCACCCGGTTGAATATTACCTTGTGTAGCATCTGCTGCTAAGTTGTCAGCAAAACCATCAGTATCAACAAAAGCTACGCCCGACACTAGGTCTGCATAACCAACATCTAGTTTACCACCACCAGCCGCTGCTCCCGCAAAGCTAAGTGAATCAATGATTGCACCTTTTGGTAGTTTAACTAATCTAGTGTCTGTTGCAGATACTTGAGCGTCTGTTCCAGCCGCTGCATTAGTTGCAGGTACATAGAACTGAGCTACCATTTGCATAGAACCAGCATAAGTTGTTTTTTTGCCGTTACCGTTAGATCTTACGATCCCTGTAAAAGTTGTTGTTGCCATGATATGTTTCTCCTATTTCCGTTAATACAGTATTGAGAGTTTTCGACTGCTAGCGTCTGTACTAACTAATTTAAATCGCAGTTGTTGGATTATACGCTTTTAAATAAGAATGTGCAAATAAAAAGGGGCCCGAAGGCCCCTTAATACGAGTCTTAATCTTAGTGATTAAGCACCTGGGTTTCCGTAGATTCCTCTAGGATCAGACCAACCGAAGCTGTATCTTTCTCTAGCTTTGTATCTTACGTTTCCAGTTTCGAAGTCACCTTCCATAGCCGTTTTAATTGGCGCACGAACCATGTGTTTTAGTCCGTTAGGAACGTCAGTCTTAATAAAGAATGATTCTGTATCAGACAAGAAGTTGTTCACTACGAAACCTTGAGGAACCATTCCCATAGATTTCATTGCGTTAACATCGTTGTCCGCAGTACCAGGTCTTTGACCAGACTTCATAAGTCTTTCTGCTACGAACTGCTGGTTAGGGTGAATGATCATTTTCATTCCTCTAGCAGCAATTTTTAAGCCACGCTCATCTGTCATTGCAGCAATGTCAATCATTGCTTGCTCTAAAGATGTTTCTGACAAGTCTGCAGCAGTAGTTGGTTCGTTTTTAAACGTACCAGCTATGATTGGATGTGCATCTGAACATAGTGCAACTCCATCACCACCAGCAAAAGCATTGTTAAACGCATTGTTTAATACGTTTGCAGCTTTAACTTGCTTAGTGTTTGCCATAGAACGAGCCAGTGCTTTTGTGTATCGCGTAGAGATTTTGTCATACAGGTTATCTTCAATGTTCTCTTCCGTTAGAGCGAATGCTAACGCAATAGTTTCATGTTGATACCTTGCAGTGAAAGTCTCTTGAGCGTTGTCATACACAACTGCAGCACCTTCTGATTTAACAGCGGCGTTCTCGAAACCAGATAACATTACTTCTTCTTCAAAAGCTCTGTCACTGTTTTCAGTGTCGAAAATCTCCGTGTGTTGATTTTCGTAGTTTTTGTACTCAAGTCCAAATAATGCATTCAGACCTGGCTCTAGCTCTTTTGCTAGTTGTTGTCTTGATATAGCCATGTTTAATTACCTCCTGCTATTATTTGTAAAGATGTTCATTAATTAGAACTTCGTACAACGTATGTGCTTCGCCAAGAGCGTTTCTGTTAGGGTTTCCTGAAAAACCTATAACAGTACAATTTATGTCTGCTCCTGTAGCGAAAGTCGCTGTATTGAGTTCCATTCCTGAAATCCCAGTTGTTGTATTACCTGTGCCTACCGCGATATCAGCTTTTCTTCCGATATCTGTTTGTGCAGAGTTCGTTCCAGTTATTCCCTGTAGTTCGAAAACTTGATAAGGGTCATCATAAACGAAAGCTGTACTAGCTTGGCCAGCAGCAGATTGGTTAGTGAAAACGGGTTTACCCGTAGAATCGTCGAAGTTACATCCCCAAAAAACGCCAACGTTGGTTGTGCCAACGCCTGCTTGAGTTAGTACACCACTGTTACCAGCGATTTGTACTGCATCACCTTGGAATATAGCGTCGTTTGTGACTTTATATTCGCCGGCTTTTTGAGATGGTCCACTACCGATTTTTCCAACAGGATTAAAACCCATAGGGGCATCTAAATTTGCCATAGTTTTATCCTCCTTAAAAGGTTAGTTGTTAAATCAGCAGATCAAAGATTATTTCTTTGAGCCACCAAAGGTTACACGAGACTGCCTATCTTGATTGATTGGCACTCCTGGGTGCTGGTCCTTTAGAACGTCGTTGTCTAATGCTTCGTCTCTGTCCTGAGTCATTTTTCTAAAATAATCTTCACGAGACTGTGCGAGTTCTTCAGATATCCTTGCCAACACAAGGCCTCCTACTCCGATTACTCCCTGATATTTACCAGAATCGACTGTTGGGTAAAGGTCATCAGGATACTCGTCACCTCGGACAAGTTCCCAACCTGATCTAAGTTTACCGGACATATTTTTAGTATCTTCGGTTCCCATTAGTTCAGTCCTTAACCACCTGTGACGATATCCGTCTGGTGCAGGGGGTGCATCTAAGGCAGATGGGGGAGACCAAACTTTCGGCTTTTCTTGTTTTGCTCTAGTTTGACTCACGCGTGGGGTCTTTGTTTTATCTTTTTCCATATGCTTATACCTCCTTCGCGGCTAATTGTTTCGCATACTCTTCGAGTGGCACACCTAATCTTTTAGAAATTGCTACCTGTGAAGGTGTGAGTTTCACAGTTTTTCTGCGTCCTTGTTTGGCCGGACGACGGGCACTTGCAACATTCTGAACTGGTTCAGATGTAGATGACTCATTATTACCAAATTTGTGTGGAAATTCAAGTCTTATTCTCTTATCAACCTCAGCGTAATATTCTTCTGAGTTTGAGTCGAAACCTTCCTCGTTTACCAACGTTTTATGTATATCAAACGCTGTGTAAGTCATAGCATTATCAGTACCAAACCAAGGGTTTTTAGCTGCCCAAGCATCCGCTTTAGGGTCAGTTTGTGGTTGTTGCATAGGCACTTCTTGTCTTGGCTGTGTTACAGGAGACTCATTAACTGGTGCTGCTTTTTTCATCTCTTCAATTCTAGCAAGTCTAGTAGCATCCATTGTTAGTTGCGCTAGTTCTGTTTGCGCCGCAACTTGACCTTCTACATCACCATTGTTAATAGCAGATTGTAACTTAACTTTAGTTGCTTCTAATGAACCAGTAACACGTTTTTTAAATTCGTCTGCATATGTTGTTTCAACATTTCTATAACGACTTTGTAACTTTTCTTGGTCAGCTTTTAAGTTTTGTGCATAAGTGATAGCTTCTTCTTTTTGTCTTTCAGCTTCACGCATTTTACGTGTTAGCTTTGCTATTCTTTTTTGTACACCTTCAGAATATTCACCAAGTTCATCTTTTGGTGTTTCTTCAACAGGTTTTACTTCTTTTGTTTCTTCTACGACTAATTCTTCTGCTGGCGCTTCTTCTACCGGCGCTGCTTCTAAATCAATCTCTGTTTCTTGTTCGTCAGCTTCGCCAACGTCTATATTTTTTTCTTCTTGCATAGTATAATCCTCCTATGATTACATTGCGTGAATTAATTCTTCGGGATCATCTATAGTCCCTAAAATCTCATCATCGTTTAACATTCTTATTTCACCACCTTCAATCTGCATTCGTGATCCTGCATATCGTGCAAACACCACCCAATCTTTTTCTTTACACCAAGGTCCTGTAGGATACTTGTCGTCATCCTTGTAACAAAGATCACCCATCTTCAATACGTATCCAACTTGCGTTGCTACACGTGCGCGATCTAATGTTTCCTGTGCTATAATAATTCCGCCATCAGTTGTTTCTTTAACTTGAAAAGGCATAACAAGTAAGCGCCACCCAGTAGGGTTCGGTAACTTGTCTACGTTAGTTTTTTCTGGCTCGTTTTTTGCTTCTTGTATTGCAGCTTGTTCAATAGCTGCTTGTTCGTCATATTTATCTTCTAATGCGTGTGACTTTGTCATCATCGTTTTCTGGCTCCTTAGGGTTTAGCAGGTTAGAGAGTTCCTGTTTAATTTGATCCAACGTGTGGATCTTTCCGCAAATATACTGATATTTTTCCATAGTGTCAACACCACCGCCCATTAAAACTTGGCCGTTGTTGTCTATGCCGTCATCAAGTAGTCTTTGTAGTTTGTATATTACGTTTACCGGGTCTGTATTCTCTGACATATTTTTTCTTTTTATCTCCTAAATGTTCCCAAAACTCGTCAAGAGCATTTGGTTTTTGTTTACAACATTCCCCCGATTGTACCTTTTTTTCCGTGTGACAAGCACACGTCTTTTCTTCACCCATTTATCCCCCTAAGTTTTTATTTGCCTTTGAATTTACTAAGTGTAGTAACCCCAAAACTTCCACCCACGATCGTGAGTATGATGATCCAAAAATAATCATTTGCTTGGCCTAATATCTCCCAACCTGCCGCCATCCATGGTTGCGTCCAAGGTGTGAAATGTGCCAAAATAATAAGGCTCCAGAAAACGACCAAATATTCGTCTTTCCATGAATTAGCAGTTTGTCTCACCTGTTCCATTTGAACACCAATCTTTGCTACGTCCACTTTTGCAGCCGCTTCTATCTCCTTTGCTTTGATGATTTTATCTTTTTCTAGTTTGTGAGAAATTGCGCCTACGGTCTTATTGGCAATAAGTTTTGCCACGGGATTATTTAATAATCCTCCTCCAAGACCTAAAAGTGGTTTGATGAGTAGCAGTGGGTTCATTAGTTGTTAAGTATTACCGCGATGAAAATTATAATGCCAACAGCAATTATAATTTTTGTTTTCTTAGTGGTTCCGTCCCACCATTCTTGGGCTTTCCATTTTAAATCGTCTAACATAGTTTCCTCCCTGATGTTAAATTAGCGAAAAGTTATCATTATTCATCATAACTTGCAAAGTATTTTCCTGATGATACTATTCTTTCGGCCATTGCCTCTGTAAAACCACGAGAAATTAAATCAGCAATTTGTTTTGCTGACTCTGTAAGTTCTACGTTTTGATCGTTCATATTGCCCCCAGGAGGATTTTCTGGTCCTCTATTAGCGTTTTGAGTCTCCACGTCATTAACCATACCTGCTAATGCTTGACCTAGTTGTGTATTGGTTAAACCACCTATTTGCTGGTTTGCTAAATCAGCAAGTTGTGCGCTGTTTAAACTTGCTACATTGCCGGTATAAGTTCCTAAATTTGGTCCCATAAGATCACTTGGTTCCATACTCCAATTGTTCATGTCTTGTAAATTATATTGTGTATTAGTAAACGGATTAAATAAATCAAGCATTGAATAACCTACGCCCAATGTTCCAGAGTCAAAAGGATTACTAAAAAGATCACTAATACTAAGACCTGAAATAGCGTCTTGTATTTCAGAAAGAGACATATTGTTATAATCATTAAACGCGCTCATAACATCTCCAGTTAGTTGATCTTCAGTTATGCCTAATTGAGATAAGGCTTTTTTCTTTTCCCAACTTGCTAGTTTGTCCCAATCTTGTGCAAATTGTTCTTCTTGTGTTGGTGCAAGATCTGAAAAAAAATCAAAAATACTTTGAAAAAACCCTGGCTCCTCTTCTTGGGTTGTATTTTGTTGAGAAGTGCCGTCTTGTCCCTGTCCTACTGCATTACTTGCGTCTTCTTGTGACATACCTTCAAGTGACAAGTCTCCTGCCATTGCCATTGATTGTCCTGGACTTACAGAACCACTCTGTCCAGTATTATTATTGTTATTGTTATTATAACCACCACTACCACTACCTTCTGCCCCGTAGCCTCTAGATTCTCTTTCTCCCGCGCTGTCTGGATCACCCATGTCAGCTCCACCACCAGCAAAATGTTTTCTAGGCCTGAATAGATTATTTACACCCATTTTAATTGACCTTTTTGGTAACAGATCGTTGTTTATCTAGGCTTGAAATACCCGATTTAGCCATAGAAACGGCCGCTCTAAGCTTCTGATGCTTGTCATTCTCTTCAATTTTAGTTTGATCGATTTCTCTAGCTTGCATCATCTTCATCATATCAAGATTTGCTCTAGTTTCGTCACTTTCTTCTTTTCTTTGCTGTTCTGCCGCCTTAATTTGGTTTTCTTCGGCTTTTAAACGCAATAATGGGTCCGAATCTAACTGATTTAGCACTTTTTTCTCTTGTTCAGCGTACTCAGCCATGCTTTCAGCGACTAAAACCGCTTTTCTAGACTCTAACATCTCTGTTATTTGCTTCATTTCTTGTTGCATCTGCATAAATTGAGGATTTTGACGTGGATCTTGGCCCATTTGTTGTGCTTGAGCTCCCATTTGTTGCATTTGCTGTCCCATTTGCTTCATTTTTTGCATTTCTTCTTTAAATTCTAGTTGAACTTGCTCTTGTGCCATTAATCCAATGTGTTCTAGACAGTTTTTTTGTAAAGACATCAATACAGCAGGGTTAGTTCTTACTGACATAGTTCCCATAAAGCTTAAGTGCGATGCAATGTGTGCTTGGTGATCTTGGTTTGGAAACGCTTGAAACTTTTTACCAGATAACGCTGTTATGTTTTCAGTTGCAGGGTCACTTGGTTTTGGTTTTTTTGGTGGAGGTAATAAAGAATCAATATTCTTAACTTCCAACGCTTCGTACATATCACGATAAGCTTGATACATGTTGTGCATTTTAGGATTAGACATTGCCATTTGTAATTGTGTTTGTGCAATACTAATACGTTGTGTTTGTGAAAAGATGTTTGGATCTGCAATTGGTATAATATCAACTTGTTGATCAAAGTCTTTTGCAAAA